TTAACGCAGGGAATGCAAGAAATTCAAAGGAAAGAATTTACTGAGATTTTTCTTGGTGATTCTTTATTGTATGGTGGTTTTGAGAAATTTAAAAATTTTTATCAAAAAGAAGAAAATTGTTTTGAGGGCGATTGGTCCAAACATGATCAAACAGTCTGTGAAGAAACACTTATTATGGCTTTTGCTATATTGAGATCATGTTTTCCTGAATCAGATAAAATTGATAGACATTTTGTTTTCATAATGAGTGGGTTTATATATAGCCATGTAGTATTACCAGATAATATCATTTATAGATTTTTAAAAGGGATTAGGACAGGGTCGCCATTCACTTCATGGATAAATACTATCTGTAATTGGTTGCAGAATGGTATTTTGGCTAGAGAATGTGGTGTAAAATTGAAAAGACTAACTTGTTATGGGGATGATACTTTTGGTTGTTTTAAAGATTTAAAAGAAGAGCCTAAATACACTGAAAAAGCTCTTGAGGTTTTAGGAATGAAACTAAAAGGATTTAAGATAAGTACATTTACTGGAAATGAAGCTCCTGAGGATCAATTGTATTTTTTTACAAACTACTAATTATCGTGGTTTACCAAGTAGATCTAAGGCTAGACTAATAGAATTATTAGCTATTTCTGACAAACCTTTTCCTAAAGACTATTATTTAATGACTAGAACTAAGAGCATAGTAAGCACTGGAGTCTTGAATGTGGAACAAATAAATTTTGCTGTTGGTTATATAAATTTTCTTTGTACGGGAATTTTTGAAAAGTGGGGGCTGGACCCACCTGGTGTGAGGGAAAGCAATATTTTAACAGCTCAACTACTATCTAATACGATGGAATTATTTTACACCAAACCAGATGGCCTTTTTACTACTAAAAATACTTTTGACTTTAGACAAAAGATAACTAGTAGGGTTGGGCTTAGCCTTAAAAATTTGCGTGCCTATAGGGAAATTGCAAGGATGCAACTACGTAGCACGAATACATCATTAATTATACGGGTAGCATGATAATTTATATTCATGCTACTGTACTATATATATATATCTATTATGCGTATATATATAGTA